TCTCCGAAAACTACTATCAACAGAGGACACTTGAATAACTGTCCACCAGGGGGCGAAACGCCCCCTTTCTGCTCTATAATAACTTCAGTTAAACAAAGCAAATGGGTCTGTCCAAAGAAAGCATCATTGAATGTCTCCGCGAATCTTATGGCGAGTCCGTGAGTTCTGCTGAGGTCAAAGCATTCTGTCAGATGAATGACTTTAACTATCAGACTATCACCAACAAACTGACCGACTACAAAGTTGGTCGTGGTAAGTGGAACCTGACTGTCAAAGAAAAACTGGAACAATCCTTCCAAGCACCTGCTGCTCTTCCTGCAATCGAACAAAACCTTACTCCTCAGAAAGATGATTCCTTCGTCCAGTTTGGCAATTTTGGTGATGTTAAAAAGATTATTAAGTCCCGCCTATTTTACCCTACGTTTATCACGGGTCTCTCGGGCAATGGCAAAACGTTTTCTGTCGAACAAGCGTGTGCCCAACTCGGACGTGAACTCATCAGAGTCAACATTACGGTAGAGACTGATGAAGATGATCTTATTGGTGGTTTCCGTCTTGTTAACGGAGAGACCGTTTGGCACAACGGACCCGTCATTGAAGCCTTGCAACGGGGTGCTGTGTTGCTCCTTGACGAGATCGACCTCGCCTCAAACAAAATCCTCTGTCTTCAATCTATTCTTGAAGGGAAAGGAGTTTTCCTAAAGAAGATTGGCAAGTGGGTTGCCCCCACAGAAGGTTTCAATGTATTCGCAACTGCCAATACCAAAGGCAAAGGATCTGACGATGGACGATTCATTGGAACTAACGTGCTCAACGAAGCATTCCTTGAACGGTTCCCTGTAACCTTTGAGCAAGAGTATCCCTCTGTTGCTGTTGAGCAGAAGATCTTGAACAAGATCTGTAGTGATACTGATTTCTGCAAGCGTCTTGCTGACTGGGCAGATATCATCCGCAAGACCTTCTATGATGGTGGTATTGAGGATATTATCAGCACTCGTCGTCTGGTTCATATTGTGAAGGCATACAGCATCTTTGCAGATAAGGCAAAGGCGATTCAGGTTTGCATCAACCGTTTCGATGATGAAACCAAGCAGGCTTTCCTGGAACTGTATGATAAGGTGGATGCTGACTTTGAAATGCCCATTGACGAGGAGGTTGCATCCTGATATAATATGGGAAACTCTTGGTCCTTTCTATTTGATGAAATGAACATGTCTAATCAAGACTATTGGTATGAAGATGGTTTCAGTCTGACAGGTAACCCCGGTGCTGCTAGTTCTGACACCATCAGTTTTAGTTCTACTACCACATTTGGTGCTGCAGAAGCGACAGACACTCTGTCTCTCTATGGTTACAGTGGTAATGATACGCTTTCTTTTGACCTTGATATGAGCAACAAAGATCAAAATCGATACAAGTATAACGAAGATGTTATTCTCGAAGAACTGAAAGATTATATTTCTGGTACATACAATCAGCATTATTCTGCCGGTGATGATGCTATTCAAACACTTGATCTGATTGAAGCGTGTGGTGATGGTGAATCCTTCTGCCGCAGCAACATCCTCAAGTATGCCTCTCGTTATGATAAAAAAGGCACTGCACGTCGTGACATTCTGAAGATTCTGCACTATGCTGTGCTTCTGATGCATTTCAACGACAAGAATGCAAAACGTGAAACTTACCCTCAGTGATGAAAATCCGCAACCCTATGAAACTTTCTGATAAAACTATTTCTGTCCTGAAGAACTTCTCTTCTATCAATCAGTCCATCCTGTTCAAAGAGGGTAGCAAACTTCGCACTATCAGTGTGATGAAGAACATTCTTGCTGAAGCAACTGTCAACGAAGAGTTCATGAAGGACTTTGGGATCTATGATCTCAACCAGTTCCTCAATGGTCTGAGTCTTCACTCCAGCCCTGAACTTGATTTTGGCAATGATGGTTATGTTGTTATCCGTGAAGGTCGGTCTCGCTCCAAGTATTTCTTTGCAGACCCGAACGTAATCGTCACTCCTCCTGAGAAACCCATCAATCTTCCTACTGAAGATGTTGAGTTTGAACTCAGCACTGAGCAACTTGATAAACTGCTGAAAGCATCTGCTGTTTATCAACTGCCCGATCTCTCTGCTGTTGGTGAGGCAGGTGTGGTCAAACTGGTTGTTCGTGATAAGAAGAACGATACTTCTAACGACTTCTCTGTTGTAGTTGGTGAGACTGACAAAGAGTTCTCATTCAACTTCAAAGTTGAGAACATTAAGATCCTTCCCGGAACTTATGAGGTTGTTGTGTCACAAAAACTTCTGTCCCGTTTCACCAGCAAGAACCATGATCTGACTTATTATATTGCTCTGGAACCTGATTCTACCTTCGGATGAGACACATTCTCTTTACTCTAAGGGGTTGTCCTTTTGGGTTATTGGATGATGAAGCACACATTCGCAATGTCCTTGCAAATGCTGCTACACTATCAGAGAGCACTCTCTTAGGCATTCAGTCCCATAAGTTTCAACCCCAAGGTGTAACTGCTGTTGCTCTCCTTGCCGAGAGTCACATTAGTATTCATACTTGGCCAGAGAAAGGCATAGCAGTCTGTGATGTGTTTACATGTGGAGACCATACTAATCCAAAGTCTGGTTTTAGATACATGTATGATGCAATGGGTGCAACTAGTTCTACAAGTGAATCCTTTAAACGACCTTTGGAATGAACATCTTTGCCACGGATCAATGCCCACATAACTCGGCAATGGTCCTACCTGACAAGCACATTGTCAAGATGCCTTTGGAGTCTTGTCAAATGCTTTCTATCATTTATTCAAAATGGTATCACAACTGGGGAACACTGCCTAAGGCTGATGGCACCCCTTATTCAACTGAGAAGGGCGCATTTCGTAACCATCCTTCAACTAAGTGGGCAGCAAGCACGCTGTATAATACCGCTTGGTTGATTCAGCATGGTTGCGCTTTGGCGTTTGAGTATCACCAAAGATATGGTAAGATACACACATGTGCTAAGACTTTGTTTGAAGCGAAGAAAATATTTCAACGCAAAACAGACTTGGCAATCGTTTGTCATACACAAGCAGAGAACTTTTCTCGTGCTATGCCTGACGAATTTAAATATGATGACAGCATTGATACATTCACTGCTTACAAAATGTACATTGCATCTAAACCTTGGGTAAAGGACAACTACCTCCGCAAACCTGAGCGTAAACCTGATTGGATTTGATTATGAACAAAGAGTTTCTTTGGGTAGAGAAATACCGCCCTAAGACTATTGAAGAGTGTATACTTCCTGACAATACTAAGAAGACATTTCAAAACTTCCTAGATAAAGGGGAGATACCCAACATGCTGCTTGCTGGTCCTGCAGGATGTGGTAAAACAACTGTAGCTAAAGCACTCTGCAACGAACTGGGGGTAGATTACTATGTCATCAATGGATCGGATGAGGGACGCTTCCTTGATACGGTCAGAAATACTGCAAAAAATTTCGCTTCGACCGTCTCACTTTCGTCAACTGCTCGACACAAAGTCATCATCATCGACGAAGCTGATAACACAACAAACGACGTACAACTCTTACTACGGGCGTTTATTGAGGAGTTTCATGGCAACTGCAGATTCATCTTTACCTGCAACTTCAAAAACAAAATCCTCGAACCACTTCATTCCCGTTGCACAGTGGTTGAATTCGGAATTGGGGGAAAGCAAAAACCCGCCATCGCCGCCGCCTTCTTCAAGAGAATCCAAGAAATCTTGGCTGCAGAAGCTGTTGAATATGATAACAAGGTCCTGGTAGAACTGATCAACAAACACTTCCCTGATTGGCGTCGTGTTTTAAACGAATGTCAACGCTACTCTGCTGGAGGTAAGATTGATGCAGGTATCCTCGCTACGTTCTCTGATGTCAAGGTCAATGACCTCGTTAAGAGACTTAAAGAGAAGGATTATCCCGAAGTACGTAAATGGATCGTCAATAACCTGGACAACGATACTAATCTACTTCTGCGTCGCATTTACGATGCTTGTACTGATTCCTTGGCTCCGAGTAGTATTCCTGCTGCTGTTCTTGTTCTTGCTAAGTATCAGTATCAAATGGCGTTTGTTGCGGATCAGGAAATAAATATGTTAGCATGTTTAACAGAAATCATGGTGGAGTGTGAATTCAAATGAAAACACCTAGACAAAAGAAATCCAGAACGTACTACTACTTCTGGGCATTTATGGCACTTACAGTATTCTTTGGACAACTGTATGTTGGATATGGATACCGTCTTATGCATGGAAGTATCCTGGATCTGATGGATAAAGTTGATGGAGTTCTTCTACATAAAAGTGATAGAGGACCTGATTTTTATTGATGGACGTATCTGAAGAAACTGCCTTATGGGCGGCAGATGAATTTATAAAGTATTTCTCAAATATGGGAAATATCGAAGACTACATGCGTTTTGTAAAAATGCAAGTAGTATCTGGCACTAGCCGACTATTTTCTCTTAAAGATGAATTCTTTAATGATGACATTCATCCTGAGGATATGGAGTTTGAGATTGTTCGTGTTGGTGGCAAGGTAAAAGGCGGATCTTTGCAGGTTCCCCAAGAATATTTTAGTGAATTGCTGGCAGCAGTATCCTCTCACAATAATGAACAGAATGTTCCTGGTAGAGAACTTAAATGGGTTATCTTTGAGAAAAACACTAAGAAGATTCTTGGATTCATTCGTTTTGGTTCTCCAACTATCAATTCTAAACCTAGAAATCTATGGTTAGGTAAATGTCCCGATCTGTCTATTTTTAATAGACATGCTGCCATGGGATTTGTAATCGTACCTTCACAACCTTTTGGTTACAATTATC